TGATAGCAGAAACCGCCGACAACATCGAAAAGACAACGGGCGCGCTCGGAATTGAGCTGAACTGCAAGGGGCTGTACGCGTTCATCCATAAGGACGATCCGACGCGGGTAGCGATTGCGGGCGAACGAGGTATCGTGATATTGAGCAGACAGCAAGCGGTATGCTTGGCGTTCGAACTGGTTGATATCGTTGAGGAATATTTGGAGGATAGAAAATGCTGAGCGCGGGCTTCTACAACATGGATTGCATGGACGCGATGCGCGAGTTTCCGGATAAGTTCTTTGAATTGGCGATTGTTGACCCGCCGCGTCCGAGCGACTGGAAAAAGAAAAGGCAATGTCGCCGTTATTCGAACCGCAGGAAATCTACAAACAGGAGGGCTTGACGTTTGACGCGTAAACCAATCGCTTACATCTCCGGCGCGATCTCGTCAGACCCGAACTATGCCGCAAAGTTCGCGGACGCGGAAACGGTTCTGATGAATTGCGGATTCGATGTGCTGAACCCGACATGCGTACCCGCTCTGCTTTCGTACAGCCAGCACATGCAGATTGACAAGATTTTCGTTGCCGCGTCGGATGTGATCGTGCTGTTGCCGGACTGGAAAATATCGGACGGCGCGAAAGAAGAACTGGAACTCGCGCGCAGACTGAAAAAAGAGGTCGTTCACTACAAAAACATATTGACATACGCACATGATTGCGGTATGATATAGGCGTAATGATAGCTAGGAGGAGAGAACCCATGAGCGAACCGAAGCGCGGAGAACATGACGAAATTTGCTTAATGACAAAACCGCTATGCGTTCACTGGTCAGACCCCGAACCGCTGAACATCGCCGCTGGAATCGCGCAGATCAAGGCGCAGAAGATCGATGGGGATTCGAACGAGAAATGCCCAATATGTGAATACAAGATATCTGGTTGTCAATGCCGCTATGGCGGGAGCGCACACCCAGACCGAAACGACAAGAGGCGCGTAGTGTTCGACCATCTGCACTTACTGTCTCTGACGCAATTACAGCACGTTATTTCTTTAGAGAAATATTGGCAGATAAGCTACTCAGACGCAGACCTTAATGCAATCTTGAAAAGGTTGATAGCGAACAGCCAGTGCGAAGGAGGGGAAAATGGATGAGCGACATTAAGTTTTCTGGAGTTGTCGAAGAAGATATCTACGACATGGCGGGTGATGAGCTTCTTATGGGCGCAGGAGATCGCGTGCGTGGAAACCTAAGCTTCTATGACGGAGCCCCGTACATTCTCGGAGATATTGAGGACGTGTGCGAAGAATACTGCTCACCAGAATATTGGTATCCGGTGTTGGAAAATTCCATTGAAGCGGAATTGTTCGGAACCACAATCCCGCTCGCCCGCCTCCGCGAACTCGCCGCCGCAGAGCGCGATGGGCGCGTGGTAATACTTGATCCCAACCAAGAAGCAATTGATAGCGGGATATTATCTCCAAGAAGCGACACAAAGACGGTGCTATCAACTACGTTCATATTTGATACGTCCGCGCTTGCGGGGAAGGGAGAAACTAAATGAGCACGGAGTACATCGAGCGCGGGGCGTTGATTGCGTTTGTGCGCGGAGTTCGTCAACGGCTACCGAAAGACAGCAAGGACTTTTTTACACGAGATGAAATGCTATTGAATTTTCAACAGTACATCGAATGCCAGCCCGCCGCAGACGTTGAGCCTGTCGTGCATGCGCATTGGGATAAATGTGAGTTATTCGGCTGGAAGTATTTCAAGTGCACGAACTGCGGAGAAACGATAAGTGGGTTCCCGATGTTTCCATACTGCCCAAACTGCGGCGCTCACATGGACGAAAGGAGCGACGCATGAAGATTGAGAGCTGCCCGAAGTGCGGGAAAATCGGAGAGGTTTTTTTCTCAAGAGAGTGGAAATCATTCGTTGCGCACTGTCGGCACGAACTGGCATACGCATTTCTGGCTAAGACAAAGCTGTGGGCGATTGTACAGTGGAATCGCTACTGCCGTCGTGAGCGGCGCAGGATGAAGAAGGAGGAGGGAAAATGAACTACACCACCACTGACGTAATCTGCTGTCTACACAGGATAGAGAGGACGTGTGAGCATGAGAGCGATTGACGCAGACGCGCTGCTTGAACAATACGGTCTTAAGCACGCGACAAAGTACGGCAACGAAAACGCCGAACAACAGCACAAGTCGTACAGCACTTTGATGATGTACGAGATTGCAGACATGATCTATGACGCGCCGACCATCGAGCCGACAGCCAACTGGACACCGTGCTCGGTGGCGTTGCCGGAAAAGGACAGCCTATACAATGTGACGGTGAGGGTTTGCCTGCTTGGTGCGACCATAATTATGACAACCGTAAAGGGGTTCGATCTGAAACTTGGATGGAGCAAGTCGGAATACGAAGATACCGTCCTCGCATGGCAACCGCTTCCAGAGCCGTATCGCGGGGAGGCGTGAGAGAATGACGTGTAATCAGTGCAAACATCTTGACGAATGCATAGAGGATGCGCTTCACGCTCAACAACCGCTGGACGCGGAACGCGACGGAGTAGAGAAAACGTGCTTCTCCTTTTCGCTTTTAAGAAAAGAACTTCAAGTGGAGGGTGAATGAAATGGACGAGCTGAAACCGTGCCCGTTCTGCGGGTGTGAAAAGGTGTTCATTGCCGAGGAAAACGGATATCCAGTGATTGCGTGTGAGAACTGCCTTGTTGGTGTATCTGCGTGTTCTGACGAAGCGTTGCTAATAGAAATTTGGAACAGGAGAGTTACTGATGGAACAGCGAAATGAGCCGACAAAAGAAAAGAACTGGCACGACAGACAGGATTGCAAGTTTTGCAAGGTCACGCACGACCACCACAAGAGCTGGCTATATTGCGAACTCGGAATTGGTTCGGTCGAGAGAAATCCAGAAATCTGCTACGAATGCAAGCGATTCGAGGGGAGATAAAAGGGAGATAAAAGGGAGATAAAAATGGAGCGAAATGAGCCGACGACGGCGGAGATCGTAGCGGAGTTTAAGCGGATTACGTCAGACGGATGGCGCGCGTGTGCTGGATAGGCAGCGCTTTAATTGCCGGCAGCCTTTATGACGAGAAAGGAATATGACGAAGTGAACCACTTACTAAACATCTGCAACATTAACGGCGCGGAGGTTGAGCCGTACCCGATAGCGGTTACAAGGTATCATTTTAAGGAGGCACACAATGGCAAATGAAATTCTCTACCAGTGCAGCAATTGCGGCAAGGCCGAACAGACCCGCGCTGCATTAGGCGTTCCCCACGGTATGTTCTACGCAGGATACCGCGCTCACGGCGATGTGCTGTACTGCCCTGATTGCGTCAAAACGTGGAAAGAACGTAATGGCGCAGAATACGACGAGCAGTACAAAGACCCTCATCATCTGTTCGCCATGTGGTGGAATAAGCAGGTGCAGAAGCAGATAACTGACAAGAGCAAAATCAAGACGTATTGCCGCAACTGCATAGGCGATTATGTGGAGGTGAAATAATGACTGAAATAACACGCAAATCAATACTAGCCGAAGCTGCTTGGAAAGGACGGCGCGGAGTGCTAAATCTTATTTGTAAAGTGTTTGGTCACAAGTGGCGCGATACATCGCATTGGGAGTTTAAGCGCGAGGACGAGAAACAAGTCCGCAGGAAGATCACACAGATGCATTGCGACAGATGCAACGAAACAAAGGTTTTCAAAATCAATCGGTGGCAACCGGATATTCCCATTGACAGATACAGATAAACCGTGATATACTACCATCACAGCGACCGCTTCAAAGAGGCGGGAAAAACACAGCCGCGATGTTCTCCGTTGATGGAGTTTTGTAGCGGCAACGAGGAAGCAATCATGAAGCATTTTATAGAGCGCGCATCAATATTGTTATGGCGGTTGTTCGGCAAACGCGAATACGTGCCATGCAGATGGTGTTTGCCGAAAATCGCGCCACTATGCACCGAAGAATGCAAACAGGCGTGTCCGCTCACAAAGGAGTATCGAAATGTTTTATAAAGACGAAATGCGAGACATGGAAGACGAACAGCTATACGCGCTTGCGCTTGAAAAACAAAGGAACGGAAACGGGACAAGCAGGGCGTACGCGGCGCAGCACGAACTAGCGCGCAGGAACGCACCGTATCGAATACACGGGTATCGGAACGGAAGCAGCAAGCGATATTCCCATAACGACGATTACATGGGGTTCGAAACGGATAATAGATAATCTACAGTAAAAGCAGTTTTATTGTTTTACGTGGAGAAAATACAACGACTTGGGCGTGATAAGGTATCGACGCGAATTAAAGCCAAAGCGCAGTTCGCGGAAACGGGTTCAACTCCCGTCGCGTCCACCACGACCGGGGAAGACCGGGACGCGCGCCCAAGATGCGCGATAACAACCTTGGGGTAAAGAGCCACGTGTAATGCGGAGGCTCTTTTGCTTTGCTTCTTGACTTTAGCGCATTAAGGTGATAAAATGCAGTAGAGAGAATATAGATTGAGGTGACATTATGCCAGCGGGACAACCGAAGCGTTTTGAAAGCGGAGAACAGCTTATCGCGCTGTGGTATGAGTTCTGTGCTGAAATCGTAGAAGATGGATATAAGATTGCGCCAACTCTGACGGAGTTCGGCAAGTGGCTTTCTGTGGCCTTAGAGGAGACCGACAGAAAGACTTTGTACAACGCGCTATACAAATACTTCCCCGAAGTAAAAAACGACCTAGAGGGCATCAGAGCGGACGTAGTGGCACAGGGAACGATGCTAGGGAAGTACCAGCCGTCAATGAGCATATTTGCGCTGAAGAATTGGTGCGGATGGGCTGATAAGCTGGAAACCAAGAACAGGAGCGTTAACCGAAACTACAACGTTTCAGGTCTCACCGATGAACAGATAGATCGAATACTAGAACACGACGATGCTAACGAAAGCTGAATTGATCGTTGCGGCGAAGCTGGAAAAAGCGCGCCGCAATTTCTGGTACTACAGCAAACTCACTGCGCCCGACTTCTACATGGACGATCGGGCGTATCTGCGCGAGATGTGCGAGCAGATGCAGGACTTCTATGCAAGCGAAGACGAGTTCCTAATCATCAACGCACCGCCGCGCCACGGAAAAAGCAGAACGGGCGTACAGTTCGTTCAGTGGGTGCTTGGGCGATACCCGACAGACAAGGTCATTACCGGCTCGTACAACGAAACGCTTTCCACGACGTTCTCAAAGGCTGTGCGCAATCGCATTCAAGAGAAGTCGGCAGACGGTCGCATAGTGTACCGCGACATCTTCCCCGATACGCGCGTGAGATACGGCGACGCGGCGGCGAACCTGTGGGGGCTTGAAGGAACCGGAACAAACGCGTATCTAGCGACCTCGCCAAGCGGTACGGTAATTGGTTTCGGCGGCGACCTCATTCTCATTGATGATATTATCAAGAGCGAGTATGAAGCGCGAAACGAAACGGTCAAGGATAATCATTGGCGCTGGCTGACGGATACCATGCTTTCGCGGCGCGAGGGCAAGCGCAAGGTCATTGTCATAATGACACGTTGGGCAACGGACGATCTTGCCGGAAGATTGATTGAGGACTGCAAGCGGCGCGGGAAAACGTGCCGAGTGCTGACCTATAAGGCGTGGGACGGAACGCGGATGCTGTGCGACGATATCCTCAGCAAGCCGCAATACGACGGCATCCTGAACAGCGACACGAGCACAGACATTGTGCGGGCAAACTACGATCAGGAGCCGGTTGATATTGTCGGGCGGCTGTACACGGCAATTAAAGAGTATGAGGCGTTACCAGAGGATAAGCAATCGACCGAGGCATACTTCGACACGGCAGATCAAGGCGAGGACTATCTTTGCGGCTTGATCTACGACGTAAAGGATTGCGACGCGTACACAAAGTACGTCATGTACACCCAAGCCGCTATGGAGCACACCGAGGACGAAGCGGCGCGCATCATCACAGAGCTAGGCGTGAACGTCTGCCGCATTGAAAGCAACAACGGCGGCAGGGGCTGGGGAAGGAACGTTGCCAGAATTGCGCGAGAGAAGTACGGGAACACAATCACGCAGTTCCAGTTCTTCACGCAGACCAAGAACAAACAAAGCCGCATT